TTGATTTGCCGTTTCTTTTTGATCTAACCATTTACCAAAAGCACTCGTTTCTTTATTAATCATCCAGCGTTTTCCACACATTATACAAAATAATTCCATATGTAGTTTTTGTGAGAATACTCTGTCTACAAAAACTCTTCCACGACATTTACCGCACCACATTACAGTGTAAAAAACTTTCCATCCACTACACAGCTATAATCTGGTGAAACATGAATCATTTGAATATGAGGATAGTCATTTACAATATGTGCTACCGCAAATCCTTTTTGCCAATCATGGTGCTGAGTATATTTCATTCCTGGGCCCTTTTCATCACACATGTGACCAATTTCATAGCCACGCAAAGTTTCGCCTTGTCCATTATTTCTAAGTTCATATGTTACCATATGAGAAGCAATTCTGTGTGAGTGTCCACGAATTAAAGAAATCTGCATATCTTCCATATCTTTTCTTGCTGATCCAGTTGCTGCAATTGAAAGTCCATGGTGTACATGTATATCTCCAAAACGACGTTTAGGGAGTTCATCATAAAAAATATATTCATATCCCAATGAATCTAAAGACCAGAGCGCTTCTGGCGTTACTTCATTTGCATAGTCTGGAAGCTTTTTATCAATATAATCAAAAATTCTAATATCGTGATTTCCAAGCGCTGAAAATAATTGTGCATCTGGAAGCATTTCTCTTGTTTTAGCATAAAAATCTCTAGCGCCTTTTGCTTCATGCCTCATCATTGGAACAATTAAATCACGACTGTCATCCTTGTGAAGTTGCATAAATTCTGCAGAACGACCTTCTGTATACTTGCTATAGCATGCCTGATCGTCGGTGTCTCCCAAATAATCAACAACATCTGGCTTAAACCACTTCATTACTTTAAACCATAGTGCAATCATTTTATCATCTTGATATGGAAACTGCTGGTCGGATGATAGCATCCACTTTAAATCGTTACTCATTATTTACCTTCATACGAAAAAAGTCACGGGTACGTGACTTTGATGTTACAATTATTGTAACATATGATTATGGTTTGTCAATAGTTTAGGCTAAAACCCCTGTAGCAAAAAGAACAATCTTTAATTTAGTTGAAGTTGATGTTCTAAATTTTACCTTTGCAGATGTTGTTGTTACTGCAGTTACCTGTGAAAAAACCTGAGACTGTGCAAATGTTGGCTGATCTAAACCTTCTGTATAAACTTGAACCCAACATTTTGGAGCTTCTGCAAATGGTTTAGCAAATTTAAACTCTTTTTCAGTAACAGTAGCTCCTCCAGATATTGATACAAGTTGTGGCCCAACAGCCTGAACTGTGCTGGATACGGTTGTAGATGATCCTGATGCAGTTGTGTTTGCAAGGGTAATTGTAGAAATTGTAGAGCCTTTATTAATTTCATTTAAATCTAATATAATGTTATTAATAAGTTCCGCTGTTACTGGGTCGCCAGCATTGATATTTTTTGATTTTAAATCTGCCATTTTTTACTCCTGTGTTTCTGCTGCAGCTTCTTGCTTTTGAATTTGTTCTACTAGCTGTGTAATCTCTGCACGAAGCACCGCAACATGAGTTTCATATTGTGAGACAATCTCACCAATTCTTTGCTGTAATGCCTGTATTACTAATTCTGCTTTATCCATTATATACCTTTCAAAGTATTTACTTCTTCTTGTAATGATTCTACCATATTTGATAATTCTTGTATAGCTTTTGTTAATGGGGCTATAAATGATTCCATAGATAATCCCTGCAAGCTTTCTGGATCTGAGGGGTCATCCATTGACCAACCAGCAAAATCATCTACCCCAGATTTATCTACTGCTTCTTTTACATCTTGAGCAATAAATCCCCAGTGTCTTCTAACTCCTGGTCTTGGAGTATAAGTAGGCCTTCCATCATTTCCTAATATTACTTCTCCATTTTCATTTTTATTTAAAATATTTTCTCCAGATATTTTTTTAAATGAAACTGGCTTTAAAGAATTTATAAAATCAAGACCGAGTACGCTTGGCTCAATTTCTTTTTTAAGCCTAATATCAGATGTTATATTAGAATAGTCTGCTGCATAAAGTCTAGTCCATCTTAATGGGCCAATTCCTGAAGATGTGAGTCCTAAAGCATTTGAATTATCTGACCATGGATAAAAATGAGTTGTCCATCCAGATCTATTTGATGCATAGAAGCCTACACCATTTAATGTAATACCATTAGATGAACCAGGGTTTGCATTTAAATATGCATAAGCGCTATTTGATCCAAAGTTTACTATGTATCCAGTTCCAGTAACATTTATGCTTGCAGCAGACAATGTTCCAGCATTAACCTTATCTGCATTTAATGAGAATGTAGAAATAAAATCTGCAACTACTGCCTGAGCAGATACTGTTCCAGTTGTTATTTTCCCGCCATTTATAGTTGTTGTTGTTACGCTACTATTAATGCTATTTACAATAGCATCTCTATTAAAGCTTGTAGACGGCAATGCGGCATCTGCAATAGCTTTTGCAGCTGCTGCAGAAACTTTAGCGGTATTAGCATCTGTTGCAGCTTGTTGTGCTGCTGTTGATGCAGAATTTGCAGTAGATACTGCTGTTGAGGCATTTGTAACAACTGTTGACGCAGTGGTTCCACCTATTGTGACAGTTCCAGCAATTGATGCATTTCCATCAATTACTGCTCCTGTTGCATAAAGTTTTCCATTTAAATCTACTTTAAATGCTGCAGCTGATGCAGATTGAGATCCTACCCAAAGTCTATATGTTGAATCTGTTGCACTTAATCTTACAATTGAAGGAAGAGTTCCTGTTATATCTCCTAAAGTTATATTACCATTACTATCAAATATTGTTCCGTTTCGAGATATAGTTCCATATGTTTGTCCAGAGGGTACATTGATTGTCCAACCTGCAATGTAACCTTGTTTTGCATCCAATTTTCCATCAGCTTGAGTAATTGCCACTGTTTGATTATTATTTGTATCATATGCAAATAATCCTGCGCTATTTAATCTTACTCTTGCACCCGTATTTGGTTGTGTTCCAGCATACAAGGATCCTGTTGATATTTGAACATCTCCGCTAAAAGAGCCACCAGTTGCATTTATTTTACCTGTTGTATATAAATCTGATCCGTCCCAATATAAAAAGTTTGTTGCGCTACCTACTCTAAATTGACCTGTATTAAGCCAGTAATTATGTCCAAAATTTGTTGTTGATTTGTTAAGTATTATTCCACTATAATTACCTGAAGTTTGTGATGGAGTTATTGTTGTAGATGTATTTATAGATTGAGATATTCCTGTTCCTATTTTAAATAGGTCTGCTGTTTTTCCGCCGATTGAAATAATTGATCTTAGTTGTGCAAAAGCATCTGATGGAGCATTTGCATCCACAATTGGCCCAACTGTTCCAGATTGGGATCCTAACCATGTCAAAGCATTGTATGGACTTTTTGCTGTTACTTGCCAATAGTAAAGTGTATTAGGGATAAGTCCAGTTATATCAAAAGTTGTTGTTGCTTTACCATCAACTTGTCCATATTCCCACAAAGGATTAGTTGTTGTTGCTGGATTTTGGGTTGTCCACCTTATTACATATCCTGAAGTATTATTGTCTGAGTTTGCTGTCCATGAGGCTGTAAGCTTTGCACTAAAACCACTTTTATCATTTGCATCTATTGATCCCGTTACTGATGCAGATTGCGGTGCAGCTGGCGGAGTAGAAGTATCTGGATCTGCATTTTTAGGAGTTACTGATCCCCCAGCATCTGGCCCTACTGCAATAACATCTGTATTATTTTGAGTAAGCCATTTGTCTCTTGATCTTACTTTAACCCAACGTGGAGCAAAATCAGATGTATTGATTGTTACGTTTGTTGATGTTCCAACATATACGATGTACTGATTTGCAAAATCTGCAGTAAGGCTTTCAAATATTACAACATCTTCTTGAATACTTGTTGGATCTATTGTAAATTTAACTCCATATGATTTAAATCCTGCAGTTAATGTTAAATTTTGTACACCTTTAGTATAATTTGGAATATCAAATCCATATTGAACTGTTGGTGATCTTGGGCCTTCTGTAACAATATGCGTCTCTGGGTTTTCATATAAATAGTTAAACCAAAATGAAAATACTTTTGCAGCCCTTGTTAGAGGAAGTTTTAGCTTTACTTCGTATGAACCTGGTGATGTTTTAGATGCCGCATCTGCTGCAGCATCTGTAGTTTTTTGTAAATCAGGAAATAAAAAATTTGCATCGCCTGGATTATCTGCATAATAACTTGCCATCAGAAATCAAGACCTAGCCTATATTCTATATCCATTTGTTTCCCCAAAGGCTTAATGATTGAAGTTGATAAAACTGATCTGCTTATTAATCCATAATCTGATCTAAAAGCATCTTCGTCATTAATTCTTAAACCATCAAATAATACATTTGATTGTCCCGAATTTTTTGCTTTAATCCCAACAGATAATTTAACAATAGATTGATTATCTGGTGTTCCATTACCATAACCACTTGTATATAAATTATTTAATGTTAAAGATTTTATCTTATACCCTATTGAAGTATCTGATGGATATCTAATTTCATAATAGTTATCATTTGAATCATATGTTCTAATAAAAATGTAATCAAGATTTAAATCTGATTGATAGTATGCTAATGTTAAGCTATCATTTGAACTGTAGCCAGAGATATCAAGGTTAAAATTATAGAAATAATTTTTAGATCGTGAAGAAGCTGCATCCATAGACATATAATAGCTTCCAATTTTTGGCTCAGATGATGTTAATGCTTCTACAAAGTTTCCATCTGAATCATACCATTCTTGATTATTTTCAAATGTAGATATTGAGTTACTTGCGTAATCTGTACTTCCAAATGTTGCGGACGGGAATAAGCCAACTTCATTTATTACTCCAGCAACGTCTACTGGTATAGTTGTCTTATACACTATGCCGTAAGTGCTTTCACCTGTAGTTTGGCTTGTTTGTATATCTATGCTGCTCATGTTTACAAATGATTTATAAAATTCAAATTCAAGCTGAGTATCATTTACTGTTGCTTGTGTTGATCCTACCCCTAAAACTATATCTTTTGAGTTAGAGATTGCTTTGCCTGCAAGGTATTGGGTAATGTATCTTTTACCAAACTTAGTTAAAATATTTTTGCTGCGGTATATTTCTTTTCCATCTTCATAAAAAAAATATTCACCTGTTAAATTTAAATTATTGTCCATATCCGTGTACTCCTACTACTGCATCGCCTATATGATTTTTAATGTTAAAAACAAATTCAACATATTGATTTTTATTATCGTCTGTAATCATTTTTTTGCTAACTAAAGTTATATCTTCTAGGTTTGGTGCATCCAACCCGCTGTAAAATGCTTCTTCTTCTGCAGCAACCTCTTCATCAATAGTTGTTTGATCATCTGTATTTGCTAGCCCTGAAACACCTATCTCTTCTAGTGTTGATGGATCAACAATCACATAATAATCTGGTTTTAAAGTTTTTATTAATGGGTCTCCTGGAAAAAGCAAAAGCTTTTGTGGCTTTGCTGTTTTTGAAGCTGGCTGCTTTATGTTACTCATATTTACATTCTACCATTTCATCCCGTATAAATCGATCTGCAAGTTATTTTTGTTGTTGGTGAGGACTGGTTGTCATAAGTTGTATCCAAAGACAGTACTGCAAACTTGCTTGCTGAATATCCTGAAGGTGTGTCCGTATCTTCTGAGGAGTATATTTTATTTTGTGGATAAGAAATTTCAATTACATCTCCTATTTGAATCAATGGGTTTATAAATGTTTCTAAGGTAACTACTCTTTGCTGTTTAGACCATTGCTCTGTCATCCATTTTGCTAAATCTCTAGCCTCTGTTTCTCTTTGAATCCATGTGGACTCAAAACTAACTTGCTCTTGTTTGTCTAAATCTGTTAATGTTGGATCTATATATTCAAATGGGTCTGATGGAACAATAAAATCTCCTACAACAGTAAAAGACTTTTCTTCACCATTTGCTAATGAAGCAAAAGCTCCGCTGTTATTCATTGCAAATATATCCATTGTAAAAGAATCTATTGATTCTCCAACAATTGTAACGTCTGGGTTATTTACGAGCTGAGAATATTTTGGAAATCCTGGAGTAGTATATCTAGTTTGTATTCTTCTAAGTTCTCTTGCGACTGGACCAAATTCTTTTATCCAGGAGGGGCTATCTATTTTTTTGCCTTGATCAAAAATAAAGTCTCCAAAATTTTTAACAACAGAAGATTCGCCGCCTAAAAATCCTTTATATAAATTAAAACTATTATTAGCTAAAAATTCTGCTGAGGCTATTGAAGATGAATAGACGTAGTCAAAAGCAGATATCCCCTGAAGAGATAATAAACCAATTTTTTCTGTTATGTTTAACGGATTAGAATCAACAACAACAAATGTTTTATTATTTATTAAAATTTTAAGCGCAAGAACTTTAGTTGTTCCCCCAGTTGGGACTGAATAATTTGCACGAATGTCTATTCTATAAAGCTGACCACCATTAATATTTGTAATAATTGTTCCGTCTGTATCTTTTTGAGAGTTAGTCATAGACACAGGTTTTCCATCAACTATTTTATAAAAATTTACATCCCTATAATTTTTTTCACCATTAGAATTTTGCGATGTTGATACTGTAAGCAAATATCCGCTTTTATTATCTGAGCTTAAAGAAAATGCCAAACCAGAAGTAACTCTTTGCTCGCCAGTTCCTAACTGAGTTTTTGGATCTTTAACCAAAGGAAAGTACATGTTGGTTCCTATAACAAAGCTGTCGCCATTTAAATATTTTGCATTAGTTGTTGCCATTGAATAAATTGTATTTTGCTTATAAGAATTTGGCAAAGTTTTATCTGCATTTACAACTGTAGTTGCATCAGGTGCAAATAAAGTCATCATAGATTTTGGTATCGGATTAAATAAATTATTTGTGGCTGATGCAACAACTTCTTTTAATGTAAAAACAGATTGATCTGATGTAATTGTTCCAGCAACGCTGTCCCACTTTTTACCTTCCCATTCTGCTGCTAATGTGTCAGTATTTACAGTGTGAGTCAATGAAGCAGTGTCAGTGCTGGAAACAACATTAAAAACATTTCTAGCTTTTATTCTATATTTACCTGTTGGAGCAAAAGTATTTGGCTTTGCAAGACCCTGACTTTTTTGAACATCAGATTCAGATTGCATCCATTTATATTTAACAGACAAATCATTAATATCTTGATATTGATATTGTATTGCATCGTATTCAATAATTTCTTTTTCAATAACAAGATAGCCACTATAAGAATATAACTGCTTTTCTTGTCCCCTGATTACAACTGGCTCTAAATAGGCAACACCTAAAGGTGCATAATCGTCTGTTCCTTGTGTGCCCTCTGGTGGAGCAGTTGGCAAAAGATCTTTAGTAAGTGCTGCTGCTCCAAGCGACAATACTGGAGAACTATATAAAATATCTTTCGAGTTAATGTCATAAGAAGAGCTAAGCTGCGGACTATACAAAACCTTAACTGCTTTTGCTGATGGCACAGTCTCTACTGAAAAAGATGCTATGTTTGGAAGCTTATCAGATTTTGCACTATACCTAAATGACATTTGTGGAGATTTATTTTTTGCAAATATATAATCTCTTGGATAAAATTGCAAAACATCATTTTGATCAAATACAGCAACCATTTGAGTGTCTTTGCATAGATCTTGAATATGTTCCCATACAGTTTTGTTTGGATCTGTATACCAATAATTTGGAGTTATAGTTGCTGTATCTGTTTCAGCAACATTAAACTTATAATTTGTAAATCCGACAGAGTCCAGCAATCTTCTTATTATTGCAACAGAAGACATGTCTTTTGTCACAGTATCTGGTGGTTTAATGTACTGTAACTCTTTAGCCCCATCTAAGGCAGTAATTGATACGTCTCCAAATTCACTTATATTTGATGATTCTAAATAATAAACACCTAAATTTATTTTTTCAGATTCAATAATGACATATGGTTTAATCATAACATTTTTATACAAATTAATTTTATTTTTATCAAAAGCTATTGCTTTATCATAATTTTCACATATTCTATCGTATGAATTTAAATTAAGTGAAATTGAATTTGCTGTTACAGAACCTACTGGAACAATTCCATCTACTGAATCTGATGCGCTTTGGGATATGGTGAACGATTCTAGTCTTTGTGTTATATCTATAATATATCTTGCAGACATTTCTATTATTCCTAAATATCCGCCTGATGTGCTAATTGAATTTATTTGTAATTTTAATCCACTTAAATCAACTCCTGCTGAAGGTGACGATGGTTCTGTTTCTGTCCATGTGGATCCGTTATAATAAATATTTACAACACCAGAATCTGGACAGGTTGTTCCTGTGTATATAGTAGACTCTGCACCAGCTAAATTAATTAATTTTAGATTCCAGGAAGTTGGCTTGGAATGAGATGCTTCAAACTTAATAGTTATTTTATTTGATATTGCTGTTTTTGATGCAGGATATGTTAACGATAAAATGCAATTTGATAATGAGTTTCCAGATGCTTTGGGGGTTACCCAATATTTATATGCTGTTTTTATACTTGAAAAATAAAGTCTTTTAGAAAATTCTTTAGATGAAGCATATGTATCTTTTGAGCCTACACCGCTTGATAATGTTGTTACTACGCTTGGATCTCCAGAAATCATATACTGAATTCCAGCGTATTTTGGGCGTCTTGGGTCAATTATGCTAGTTATTGGAAATAGTTTTTCAAAGGGTTTGTAGGTATACCCTCCCTGATCTGTAGGCGCCGTCAAAGAAGCCGTTAAAACCCCATCTGGAGCCGTTATAGAGGTACCCTGGATAATGTCATTCATATTATATTCAAGCATGCATCCATTTGTAATTAAAATGCTTGTTGATTTATTTATTGCGTTTAATACATTAGAAGATGCAGTTAACATTATACCTCTTCCAACGAAATAGATACATCCCAAAAAAGCTGTGGCGTGTCAGATGAACTAGCCTTAACATTTCTTTTTATAATACTAAATGAGCATGAGGTAAATGTAGCAATAAAATCTTCAGTCCTAGATAAATTATAAGCTATTCTAACATTAAATGTTCCTTGACCTTTTGCACTTAAATAAAATGATTTTAAGTCTTCGGCTCCCCAGCCTCCATCTACAGTCATTGAGTTAAATGAAGGCACCATATTCCAAGAAGTAGACAAAGATTTTTTATCTGCTACGAATACTTTTCTAAGACTTCCATTTGACATTCTGGATGTTCTTTCAATTCTTTGAGTATCAAATGATATGGGTGATCTATTATGCTCAGTTAACTTTTGCCAAGTTCCATTAGCATCTTGTATAAATAAAGCTGAACCTACTGGTAGTGTTAATGTCATGATCTAATACTCACATTCATTGAATTTCCTACCATTTTAGCATTTAATTTTGTATCTTGTCCAATAGCTTGTTTTGTCTGCTGAACAACTTGTCTTACAAATGCTTCTGTATTCATTCCATCTGAAGGATAAATATTTTGAGTAAGATTAATTACATTTCCGCCTGAACTATCACGCATAGGTTCAAATCTAAGGTTTGCTTTATTTACATCATATCTTGGAGAAGAGAATGGCACCTTAGCCATATTAGGAATAATCATTCCTCCAAATGCCAGTTCTGGACCTCTGTCTCCAACAATTGTAGGTATCTTTGGATTCAAATTCATTACTCCGTACCCAGCTTTTTCAATTGGAAGATATCCATTAGAACCAACTGGCCCAGTAATCTTGTATTTTTGATCTTTAATAAAAAATTCTGTTCCTTGTGTTGTAGGTATTTTTTCTGCAACTAATTGCAAAGCTTGAACTGACATTTGTTTTTTGCCGTTTACGGTAGATGTGTTTATGCCAGCATTTGATTTTTTACCATCTTGATATGAAGTTGCATCAACTTTTGTTTTCTTTCCGTCTTTTCCAACAATATAGATATCTCCGCTACCCATTTGAATACCCTTTGAAGATAAAGCTGAAGCTACAGCGTCTCCCGTTTGATTAACGAGGTCTAGTGCTTGTGACCCAACACTCTTTTTATCTGGAACAAATGTGCTTCCTTCGTAATGACCTCCTCCGCTTGTAGAAACTTTTATTCCAGCTGTTTTTGAGGCACCTACAACTGCTGCAGCATCTTGTTTTCCTTCTTTGGTTAAAGCATATTCTTCAAGAGTTTTTCCAGCTGCAATTGCATTTATTCTAAATGTTGTCATTGCTGAATTTACATCATCAATTTTTTGTTTTTGTGTTGCTATTTTTTCATTAATTTTTCCCAAGCTTTCAGCTGCAAGGGCTGCTTGATCAGAAAGCTTTTCTTGACCATCATTAATTGCTTTTATTTTTGCTTCAAGCGGTGCATTTTGTAATTTAAGCGCATCTTCAATTGATTTCTTTTGAGCATTATATTGCTGATCTGATTGAAGTCCTTGAATGTCTAAACTTGCTTGTTGTGCTGCAGCTGAATTACCTGTTGCTAAAGCAGCATCATATTCTGCTTGCTTTTTAGCAATTTCTCTTGCTATGTCTCCTTCTTGCTTTGCAGCATCAAGAGCTTTTAATCTTGCATCAGCAAGTTTATTATTTGCATCAATTTGTGCTTGAAGAGCTTTGAGTTGATCTTTAGTGCTTATTTGTTGTGCTACGCTTTGTCCTTTTGCAGCTTTCATTAATGCTTTTTGTTGTGCAGTTAATTTATCAAGCATTAAATATTGATCTTTTAATAACCCAGCTTTGTTTGAAGACGCTGTTGCTTCAGAAACAGTATCTGCAATTTTAGACAATACTTCAACTGCTTTTGGACCAAGCGCTTCTAGGTTACCAGTAAATCCTTTTGCCGCAAGATTCATCTTGCCCCATAAACTTACAACTGTATCCAACGGATTTATAATCTTTTTTAACTCTGGGTTTTGCTTAATCATTTCATCTCTTGTTGCTTTTGTTAATTTTGCTTTTGATGATTCAAGAGAATTTAATTTATTAAGCATAGCTTCTTGTGCTTGATATTCAGTTAATACTTTTGTATTGCCAGACTTGTCTGCTTGTGCTGCTTTTTTGCTTCTAGCAATCATGTCCTGTATACCAGCATCTATTGCTGTTAATCCAGTTTGTACTGCTCCTGCGCCTTCACGTCCGCCTTCTTTTGCTGCAGAACTATATCTAGATATTGCGCTGACTGCTACAGATTGACCATCTTTTATTTTATTAAAACCAGCATTTCCTAATGTAAATGTAGCAGCATCTTTTGCTTTTTCAGAAAGCTTAAACATTGCCCAAATTTTCTTTGTAGCTTCTTCTGCTGACATTCCTGCCGCCATTAATTGAATTTTAAGATCTTCTGCAAGCTTTTTTGTATTTCCTTCACCTTTTGTTTGATTAATTAATTTAATTTGATCTGCGTAAGAATCTTTAACTTCTTTACGTAATTTTTTATATTGCTCAATAGTCATTTCTATTGGCATTCCAGCAGATTGCATGCTTTCATAAAGAAGTTGATTTTTTTCTCTTATTGCTTTAATATTTGCAACAGTGTCTGCTAATTTTGTATTATAATCTGTAAATTTTACTCCAGCTTTTTTTGCTGCTTCTGCAGTTAAACCATATTGAAGCATTCCAATTCTTAAGTGTTCATTATGATCTTTCCATCTTTTAATTCCAATAACTGTTGCTGCTGTTACTGTTGCAATTGCAATTCCAACTGGATTAAATGCCATGGGTAATCTTGCAAGAAGTGGTCCTACTTTTGTTAAAACACCAGAAAATCTTCCACCTGCTGATCCAAGCAAATTTAATTTATCTGCGAGTTTTCCTGCTGGACCTATTGGTTTTGTAAAATGCTCTGCAGATAAATTTTTTGCAAACATTCCATTTTCTCTTAGTGGGCCTTCTGCTTGTGGTCTTGGCATTCTTCCCATAGATGAGTCTCCGCCCATCCCAAGCATCGAACCAAGCATTCCGCCAATCATGGATCCACCTGGCAAACCTGTCATTCCTCCAAGCATTGATCCGCCCGTGTATCCGAGTGTGCTCATAATCATTGATTTTATAGCTCCGCCAAAATTATATCCTGGAATTATTCCTCCAGCATTTTTTGGAACAAATAGTTCTGGACCTTTTTCTCCAACAAGGTATGGCCTTCCAGCGTTGACTGGTCCACCATTTTCACGAGCAGCATCATAAACAGCTTGTAATTTTAATTGATTTTTGCCTGCAGCAACTACACGGAATCTTCCTCCCATGTAAACTTCGCTTTCATTTACATGAACAGGACCTGACGGGGAATGGAATGTTAAATCTGGAAATATTTGAGATGCTGGAACTGCATTTCTATTTTTTACATCTGCAACTAGTTGTAGCTGACCAAATCCTTCAGCTGTATCTTTATTTGTACTCCATGAAGAACGACGCATAATGAATTCTTTGCCTACAAGGTCATTCCATCTGCCTTCTCTTATTAAATTACTAATAACTGGCGGAAGATCATTCACATTTCTTACACCACGATGTAATCTTCCAGTGAATTTAGTTCTTAATACTGAAAGATATTCTTGAACTGCTGGGTCATTAATGGCTGCGTAGTCTCCCTGCATATAATTAAACAATGCAGTTTTAGCTCTTGACTCAATATCTCCAATTGCAAATGCTGGTTCAACACCAGCGTTCATAAATCCAGATCCGCTATATCTTATACGTGCACCAATTTGTTGGTTTCTAATTCCCATTGGTCCTTGATATTTACCAATTTGTAATGCTCCATGTAATGGATCATTGTTGGTTATATCTTGATAATATGAATGTGGCATTGGGAACATTCCCGCTGCTCTTCTTTGAGTTGCGTAATCAACTGGCATTTGTCCATTTGGATATTTGGCAAATATTCTTTGATGCATTTCTTCTACTACAGGACTAACCCCATGTTTCATCCAGTTTAATGGATTATCTTTTGGTTTAGGAATGTTAGTATAAAGATGAGAATTTTTAGCCATGAATGCTTCGCTATTCATGATTCCATAATTATGTTTACCTTTTCTAACTGAACCTCCGACTGTTCCTCCAGAATTAAGTCTTGCTCCCGCAACAGTTAGCATTCTTGCTACTGTTGGTAATTTAATATAATTTCTAAATTCTGAAGGAGAAGAAGAAATCATTTTACGCAATGGAGCTGTCATTCCGTTTTCAACTTTAAATACTCTAGGTGGTTTTGCTGGAGAAGTTTTTTTATTATTTAAACTTTCTAACATGTCACTATGATCTAAGTATCCTAGATTTTTTGCAATTGTATCAAACTGTTGTTTATTTTCAGCAGAAGATAAAGAAAATGAATTTTGTATAATTCCATATCTTGAAAGTTCATGAGCAAGCTGGTTAATTTCCCATGGCTGTATTACTGCTTGCCCTAAATAATTAAATCCAGACTTAGCCTGTGTGCTTCCAGAGGTGTAGTGTGCTCTCTCTTGATTTGCAAAAGCGGCTTCTTTCTTTAATCTTTTTCCTGGTTCTCCAAGTAAATCAAATATTTTGTTTCTTACTGTGTAATCAACTTTTCCACTTGTGTATCTCCAGCTCTGTGTCTTCATCTGCTGGTTTCCAGATTTTGAAAGTGTACGCCATTCTTTTGAAATAGGTTTAGTTATGCCATATTTTTTCTTTAAATCTTTTTGTAAATCAGAATAACTTTCTTGTGTAACTTTATCAAATTCTGATTGCTTAAATACACCATTATTATTTTCTAAAGCTTTATTATATCTTTGTTCAAACCACTGGTTGGCTTCTTTTACAGCTTGTTCTGGACTTAAACCTAAAGCAACTAATGCTTCTGCATCATTTGCAATTGAAGCTGCTTTTGCATATTGATCAAAATCTGATGATGTATGATATTCAACATACCTACGCATTTGTTCTGAATCTTCAAAGCTAATTCCGTAGTTTTTCTTTGATCTTTTTACAAGACCACCTATATATCCGCCAACATTTCTTAATGATATTTTTGAACCTCTGTTAGCTTTTTCAAGTGTAGGCATCATTGTCTCAGCAACTTCGGGAGGAAAATAAGTTTCACCTGGAGTTAATACAGCTGGTACAATTTTTCCTCCAGAGTTACGAGAATTTTTTGCAAGATTAACTAAATCTGGGTTATTTTTTGAAGCGCCTTGATTTAATATATACCCGCCCTCTTGCAAAACTGCTGGAGTGTTATCATAGTTAATTGATGTGTCTCCAGGGACTATGTTACCGTCTCTTGATGGATTATATACTTTTCCTCCAGAGTTTAATTGCTGTGGCTTTGTTGTATGAATGTTATATCCAGCACCTGAAGTTCTAACTCCGCCTAAAGCTCTTGCAATTCTATCTGCAATTTCTTTTGTTGTTCCCTTATGAAACATTTCTTTCATGTTAGATTTTCCTGTAGCTGGATCAACTACTGGCTGTGATGTAAGTGGAACGGTTGTCAAATTAACAGTTCTTCCCATTCCAGCTGCTGTGGCTGCTGCAGTTTCTGCAAGCATTGCTTCAACAGTTGCATTCATTTGAATAACTTTTGCTCTAGCTTCATCAACAGTTATTTTACTTGCTTGTAAATCTGCAACAATTGCTTTTGTTTCAGCTGCTGCTAATTGTGTGATTTCAGAAAATTGTGGGAGAAGTGCTTGGTAAGATTGAGATAAACTTTCAGTTACAGTTCCTGTAGCCATAACTTCTGTTTTAAGTAATTTAATTTCTGCTTCTGATTGCATTGCAATTGCTGCAGTCATTGCATGCCATTTTGCAGCTTCTGAAGCAACAATTCCAGTGGAAACATTATTTACTGAAGTGACCCCAGGAATCTTTGGCATATCCTGATTCATGTAGGCTTGAGGATTTTTTCCAATTCTAACGTTTACTGGTCCAGCTCCTGGCACTGTTCCAAAAATTGTTCCCGCCTGTGGCATCTGAGCTGGAATCAAATGCGACATATCTCTTGAATAAGGTGCACCAATTAATGGATTATTTTTATCAACTACTCGTTGTCCAACAACTCCTGGTGCTACAGCATTTCCTGCAACAGTTGTAACTGCTGGCTGAACAGCAACCTTTGCAGCATTTGCTTTCATTTCAAGATTAGCAAATGATTCTGCAAGTGTATTTACAGCATTAGATAAAACAATTGTTGCTTCTGAATCACTATAAAATGATGTTGCAAGTCCTTTTGCTGCAGCTTCCGCTGCCATAATTTCAGGTGTAAGAAGTTTAAATCCTTGCCCACCTTTTCCTAATTGCTTTAAATGAAATATACCTTTAATTATGTATCCCAGGAAGTTTCCTAGAACACCAGTAAGCATGATTATTGGTCCAGTAACTGCTGTAATTCCTCCCAAAACATTTAAAAATGTTTTAACTGGTTTTGGTAAGTTTTCAAAAAACTTTATTATTTTATCTACAACATTTAATACTTTTGTACTTACTCTTAAGAATTGTTCTCCAGTAGAAGCTAGGTCTGCTTGAACAGAAGCCCAGGCTCGCTTAAACTGTCCTGATGCTGATTCTGTCATCAACTTTAATTCTCGTGAAGATATATTAGCAAGGTCTGATGCACTTGCTTTCATAAGATCCATAACTTGAAGAGTTTGTGATCCAGATTTTCCTAAGTTTTCAAATAATGCTGACATTCTAGCAAATTGAAATTTACCAAAAAGTTGTTCAATTGCTCTTGATTTATCTAATGGATTTAATCCATCTAATGCTGATTGCAAATCTAAAATTGTTTGTGTTAGGTTGCCCGCATCTTTTGTTACTATGCCATTTAAATCAATTCCAAAGGAAGTGAACATATCTTTTGCAGTTTTTGTAGGATTAATAAGAGAGGCCATTGCTGACTTAATTGCATTTGCACCTTCTGTAGCATTAACTCCTCCTTCTTTCATTGCTGTAAGATAAAGAGCTAAATCTTTTACATCTCCACCTAAAGATTTAATTACTGGGCCAGCTTTTGGAATTGCTTCTGTTAAATCGGCAAGGCTTGTAGATGTTTGGTTTTCAACTGCGTTAAGAAAATCAATTGATTCTGTTAATTGATTTGTATTTTGTTTAAATGCATTTTGAATAGCAAGAGTTGCTTTCATGGCATCTTGTCTATCTACTTCTCCAAGAACAGCAAGTCTTGTTGTTTGCTGAGTTGCTTGAAGTAAATCATTTCCTTGTTTACCTGTTGCTGCTAAATCTGCAGCCAAAGATATTGTATCTTTATAAGCAACTCCATATGAACTAGCAATTTCTTTTGCAGTTGCGCTTACATCTTTTCTTATTTTTGCTAAATCTGCTGCTGATGTTGCAGATAGTCCGCCATAAACTTTTGTTAATCTTACAAGTTCTGCATCTGCTTCTCTAAATGCTTTCTGTGCTGCTGCGCCAAATGCAACAAGAGGCACTGTAAGTCCTACAGTAAGCTGACGGCCTGCCCACTGTGTATTTTTACCCCAGTTAATTAATTGGCCAGCTCCATCTTGCATGACCTTATTCATAATTGCAGCTTCTTGTCTAGCTAAAGCTGTTTTATTTTTTATCTCATCAAGACCTTTTGCAACCATTACATTGTATTGCATTAGACCTTGTGCATTTTTACCTAATGGTTGAATAATCGATTGTTCAAGCATTACTTGCTGTTTTGCAAGATCTTTAATTAAGTTACTTGTTTTTTTAGTGTGGCCGTTCCAAGTATTATAGTAATCATTTAATTTAAGACGGCCACGATCTAAATTCTTTCCAAACTTTTCTACGTCTGAAGTTAAAGAAACAAAGTGTGAAGAAAATTGTCCAGTAGAGCGCATAGTCTCTGCAAAAGACTTGTTCATTACTGCAATTTGATTTGCAAGTTTTGCGTTTGTTCCAGCAGTTGTTTCTTGAAGTTTTATGAGTTGGGCAGTAACTGCAGCTAGTTGAGTTCTTAAACTCGTAAAGTCTGCATTGGCGGTAATATTGGTCGTGATTAAATTATCTGCCATATACTTATATTACTCTATAGAGTATCCTAATCCTGCTCCGATGCCAAAACCAGCTTCGCTGGCAAATGAACCTTGTAGTGAAACAACATCATCTGCTGATGCATTTATACCAAGTGCTCTTCTTCTAACATCTTCGAAGGAAGATCCCTCCTCATTTTGATTACTGCTTTCATCTAAATCTACACCTTGAATTGAAGCTAAGAATTTTCTTTTTTCCGATTCAGTTTTTTGCATTGATTTAAAAGTCTGGATTAACTCTGGCATTGAAAGATTGTCTTCTAATTGTTCGTAATTTATCCAATTACCAAGAAGAAAAACTTCCCCTTCTAAAGCGGCTAGATCTAGTTCTGCCCAGCCAGTACTGCTGCCGCTAGTTGGTTTGGGTCGTCCATCTTAATTCCTCCGCAAACTTCTAGAATGCGGTTGATAGTTGGAACGTCAAGTGTATCTTCAAATGCGTCAATGTCTTTAACTAGCTCTGGTAGCTGCTTTTCTAAAGCCACTGCACATGCTTCGATTAAAATTGTTAATGTTTCATCTTCTGATGTAACTTCTTGTGTTCTTTGAATGACTACCATAAACTTTCTAAGCTCTTTAATTGTTAAAGGCTTAAGCTTAACTGTTGCGCCATTTTGTAGTTGAATTTCTTCAACATCATATACTGTAGTTGCCAATTTAATCCTCCTAGGATTGTGTCTTAATTATTGTATCATATTGAAAATACCATAGCAATAGAAAACCCCCCAATTTCTTGGGGGGCAATCTAGTAATTAATTATACTAATTATGCTGAGTGTGTTGAAAGGACACGGTCAATAATTAGTCCGTATTCCTGACCTGACTTAGCACCGTCTGGAAGCAAACGGAATGTTACTGGGAATGTTGTTGCTGCGTTACGAGCCAAAGAGAACTGTGACTGTTGTACAGAAAGAACACGACGTGCATAATATACACGCTCAGTAATTAAACCAAGTGTGCCGTCAGATGCTGCGTTACCACCTTGTGGTGCTGCACCTACTGCAATTAATTGACGCTCATTTGGAGCCTGTCCAAGAGCACCTGCTTCAAGACCAAGTGTACGTTTTGCAGTTGCACCTGTTCCTGAATCTACGAGAGTTGATGATCCTTGACCAAATACAGCAATAATGTTCTCTAGAGTACCTTCTGCCATTTCTGTTGCAATCATAACTTCCATTGTCTCCTTGAAAAGCTTTGCTGTATCAAGAAGCTGATCTACTGTTACTGAACCGTATGATGGGTTGTAAGTAATTTGAAGACCGTTGTTTGTGTAACCTACGTTACGGAATTTGTTTGTTGAATCTGAATTAAGAGTTTCTGTATAAGACTTTCCTGCTGTCTTAACTACTGGTGTTCCTGATGAAGTTTCGTTTTCGAAAGCTACACCTGCAACTGAACCAGGCTCCATGTTTTCTACATATCCTGATGTTGTGATGTCTTTAGTAGACAAAAAGAGCGGTGAAGCTCCGACAAGGATATTCTTAGCATTATTAAACTTTGCCATGTTGTAAAACCTCCTGTTAAATAAACATATATATATATTGACTTACATTTTAAATCTAATCAAAGCTGGCTAGGCTTTTTACCTCAAGTCTAATTTTACTGGATAAGTTGACTAAAAGCAACTAATTAAATCTTCCTCTGCCATCTGTTGTTCTTGAGTATTTTACCTCTAAAATCACATCTGCCGATAAAAAGCCCTTTAGCTCAGATGAAGGCTCGATTGGCGATGTCTCTACAACATGTATGCTATGGAATATCAATTTAGTGGAATCTGAGCTATTATTAACATCTCTTGCGGATTCGTCCATTCTTCTGAATAGGTCCATCATTAAGTTTCTTACTTCATATATATCTGTTATGTCAGTTGAATATATTGTAAATAAAACCTTTTCGCATGCCAGCAGCCATATGTCCTCAAATGACAATCCGATCTTGTCGTAGACTATATGCTTTTTACCATTTAAGAATTGATCTAATTCTGGGGACTGCTGAACTGGAATTATAGGAATAATTTCAGCATTTAGATTATCTGAATAGTAATCGTTTTTATCAAAAATTCCTGTAGCCTTTAGCTCTTTCCATAGAAATTTACGGAGCTCAAACATTGCGTCTATCTTATAATCTATTGTCATAGTGAGCCTCCAAATGATCTTTCTAATGCTGCATCCGCTTGTAATCTTATTTTACCAGGGCTAAAGCTATATTGCACTTTCTTTATATTCATTGGAACATCTAGTGCTGCCGCCATTTTAGAGTTAAATATTTTTTGTAGGCCTGAAGATTTAATAGATGAATTAACTAGTGGCCCGCCAAAAAATCTACCGTAGGCTAATGCAAACTGGTTTGTTGATGCTGTGCCACCAGGTCTTTTTACTGTTACTGAAGTTCCTTTTGGCATAAATACAGTTTCTCCATCTAATTCAAAAACAAGTCTTTCAGCAGATCTTGGCCTTATAACCACTGGCATACCAGATTCCATAATTGAGGCTTTATTTGCAAATACATATTTTTTCTTTTGTAGTTTATTGGTTGAAGGAACTGTTGATTTTGATAATTTAAAATCATAATTAATTCTAAACGAAAGGCCTTCTATATCTAGTCTGCTTAACTTAAATAGTCTAGATGCTGGATTTCCAGCTTTGTTCCACTCGTATACATGATGTAAAGATTTTGGTTTTATCCTTGCTTGTGAATCTAAATATTCTCCAAAGTCTTTTTCTATTTGATTAAATACTGTTGTCTTAAATAATTTTTTAAATGCATCATTTGTTGTAAGCTTTGATAAAACCGATGCTTCATAATATAAAAAAGCTGACACTTGCGCTACAGTACTATCTTTAAGAACTCCTGGAACTGATCCCGCCATAAGTCTTTCTAGTCCGCTTGCAGTTTGAATTAAGGCTACGCTAGAGTCCAATTTCTTGATTTTCCGATCTCTTTGCAATAGAATTATATGCAAGAACATTTCCAAAAGGATCAGTTATTGGTGTTGAACCAAATACTTCAAAAACAGTTGGAGTTTCTGTCGGATAGTTTAATTCTTTCCAAATTACATTTCCTTGAAGATCTCTAATATTGCTAATTTTTTCTCTATAGTTAATTTGAAGATTTGTTCTAATTTCAATTGTTTGTTCATTGGCATATCTATTTGAAAAATTTTGTTTATCTCCAGATCTTGCTGTGCCAGAATTTGATATTATTCCTTTTGCTGAACATGCTATTGTTCTAGAGTAATTCCATACTTTTTTAATTGCTCCAGTATCTGGATCTTGCTCGTCTTGTTGAACATATATGTCAGCCTCCATTGGCATAAGGGAGTCTACTATACTATTCATATTAAATAACAACCATTTTATTTAGCACATATGGAAGAAGTAATTGATCTGCATAATTATTTCCAGTGCCTGAGAATATAGATGTGTCGTATTCAAATTGCCAATCAAAAGTGGATATGTTTTTAATATATTTATTTTTCCAGTCTTTGTCTTTAGAAAAATAATCTTTCATTAATTCTATACATGCAAGATCTACTTCATCTGGAACTTCAGACCATCCAAATTTGCCAGCAACTCTGTAGGTAACATCTTTAGCAAAAACTCCTGCATAATCATTAATCGTTGGAGGAACCATACCATTTGCAACATATACAGTATTGTCAAGCATATTAGCACGATTAATTCTTATTCCAAATCCACTTTCTGAAACTACTATATCGTAACCTAAGTTATTGATATTGTTAATAGCATCTACAAGCAAAATATCATTTGAATGTAATTCATGTAACTGAGAAAGTTTATATGGGAGCGGCAAAATATCTGTTCCAGCTCCATATACTACAGTAACATCATCATACAAATAAAATTGTTGCTGTGTATAATTTTCAATTAATTTTCTAGCATATCTTTCTGCCTCTAATAAATCAAAGAATGTTTTGTGATTAGGGTCAGAATAATCTGCTCCAACCCCTAAAACTTCTGCAGCTTGAGTCAAATCAGTATATGGAGTTTGAACAAAAAGCTTATGCTCTTTTCTAACTGGGCTTCCATCTACCACATATTCCCATATGACCTTTAGCTGCTTGTCTCTATCTGTTAATTCAAGAGGAAGATATGCAAGATAAACACCATTATCAGTTTCTCTTTTTTCTGATGTTATGGTTGTTATTAAAGTTCCAGGGTTTATTGCTGGTGTTACAGCAGGATCTTCTGTAACGTCATAAATTTTTACTGTAGGCAAAGAGTCTGCATCTACAGTTTCGCCTTTCCAAAAAACTCTGTGAGTAATTGGTGAATTGGTGCCTACTAATATCTCCATTAACTTATGTTAACGTTTAGTTATAGAAGTCTTGAACTTCCTTTGGTGTCGCTAAACGAAAACCCTCCTCTGTATCAAAAATTGATTGAGCGTCTTCTTCTGACATTGCTACAAATGGATGTTTGTCTGTAAACGTATATCCATGAGCATCATATCTGTAATTTGCTCTTGTCATGCGTACCAAAACTGTATCCTCTGGTTGATCTTTTGGGTCAAATTTTGGCAAAACTTCAATTTCTTCTGTTGCTGCTTCTACTGCTTCTAGTGTTTTTGCATATACGGAATATGTTACACCTTCTTCTGCCATTGCAGCAATTACGTCTTTTTTATTTTTTAGACCTTCTGTGTCTACAGCAAACTCGGTTGCAATTTCCTTTAATTCAGCTACTGTTAATGTGTCAAATGACATATTTAGTTCTCCTCTTTCTAGGTGCTTTAATTATAGCATTGTTAAATTAAAATGAAAAGCCCCCAAATTTAATTGGGGGCCTTTCGGTAGTTAATTCTTATTTAATTAAGAAGCAACCTTAACGTTCTTTACGACTACCCAAGCATCAGCTTGTTCAATCTGTACGCCAACTCTTGTGTACATTGTGTACTCAATTGAGTCTTTACGTGGCCAGAAGAAACGGTAAACAGTTACATCACGCTTGATACCAATAACAACGTTATTTGGGAATGTCAAGTGGATATCTCCGTGTGAACCTGATGGGCTTGAATATGTACCTGTCTGTGTCTCAGGAAGCAATGGAACTTCAACGATTGGAATACCAAATGCGTATGGAGCTACATATCCTGCTGGACCACCAAGAACTGGAACATCGCCACGGATGATGCCTGAAGCAATATCCTGTGGAGTAACGTTCTGAATGTTCTGTGAGTTAGAGTATAGGTAATCCTGGATCAAGTTTGATCCTGAAAGGAAGCGAAGGTCTGTACGACGCTGCTTGTACTTACGTGGGAGTGCCTTAAGTGCTGAGTTAAATACTGCACGAGAAATTCCCGCACCTGCTGCATCAACTACGTGACCGTATGTCTTTGCCTTCTTAACTGCACCGTCAAATGACTTGTAAAGAGCATCGCTTGAAAGTGATGTATCTCCGTTTAGGATAACATCTTCAATGTCGTTACCTGCCTGTGTTGCCATCATTCTGGCAATGTGATCTTCAAGATCAGCACCTTCAATGTTGTCTTCTAGAGACTCTGTTGAAAGCTCCCAATCCATGCGAAGTTTCTTTGTTGTAAGAGAGATCTTTGAGAAAGTTACACCGCTGTTAGAAGCTGTGTTCTCACCTTCTGATGCAAGCTTTACAAGCTTCTCACCAATAGACATACGATCAATCTCTGTTGTGTCAGCTTTCATTCGGACAGTACGTGCAACTTTACCAATTACGGTAGCATCGAACATATAGTCCAAGAATCGTGCTGATTGTTCTGGGTTTAGAAGTCCACCATTGCCATTTTCTGAAGCAACGTGAACACCTGAACCACCAGTTGTTGAGCCAAAACCAGTTGATACTGTTGTACCAGCTGCTGCGGCCTTTTCTAATAATTCATTACTCATTTTTATTTCACCTACCTTATTTTAGTTAAAGATTTCATTTACGGAACCGAGGAAAGCTCCAGACCATTTTGATTTTGATTTAGTAAAAACCTCAGACCCGCCAAGGTCAGAGGACTTCTTAATTGCGGTTTCGCCTTCTACAGCATCTACACGCTTTTGAACACCATCAATGGTGCCTTTTATTTCTGCAACAGCATCACTAAGTGCGCTGTGCTTTTCTGCCAACTCAGAAATTCTAACGTCTACGCTTTTGCTGAAAGCTTCTACAGATGTTTTAATTTCTGTAACTTGTGCAGCATTAGCTTCTGTAGCTTTTGTGAGTGTGTCTGCGAAAAAGCCTTTTAGATCGCCTAACATTTTTGCAAAATCAGGTTCATCAACCTCTGTTGCATCGGCTGCTTCTTCAACGTTGTCGGCAGAGGTTTCATCAGCAACTACATCAGTAGTTTCTAATGACTTGTCAAAAAGATTGACGTTTGATTCATCTGCTGCTGGAGCTTCTACTGTCTCTGCAACTGGTGTCTCTTCAACGATTGCTGCATCTGCTGCTGGAGCTTCTACAACATTCTCATCATGATGTGACATTTTATTACCTCCTTCTACGTTTGCCTGTTTTGCTAATTGTGTTTCAGGCAACGGTAATCTTGACTTCTTAAATGAAGCAAGAATCTTATCTATTTCTTTTGATTTATTAATATCAGAACTTTCTACCCAACCAATTAGCGTAGCTGGTTTTCCTGATATTGGAGAATCAAAAGTTTTTTCTGTAGACATAAATACAGAATCACTTTCTTCGCAATAAAAAATATTTTCTGTAACAACTTCAGTTGCTAAACCTTTGTATATCATTTTTCCGCCAACTTTTTCAATTGAAAAAATATTACATAATTCATTTGCTGGAGAATCAACAATTGACAATTCAACAAGATCATAATCTTTAATGAATCTAACAACTTCTCCTGTTGCTTTGTTCATTTCGTTTTCTGAGTCTTTAATTTTTCCGCCAATTGAAAAACCAGAAAGTGTGCCGTCGAGGACTTTTTCCCAAGTGTCTTGTGCACCTTTTGAAATATACGATGTTACATAAACACCATTATAAAATGTTTGAGATTTTTGATCATAGTAAGTTTCTGGTTTAAATGACACAACTTTACCAACTGCAACTGATTGATGCATCTCACGGAGATTTCCTCTAAAATTTTCAAATGCTTTTAGGCTGGCATCTGCAGTTACAACGTCGCCTGTTTGATCAACGTTATCTAAGGTAGCAAAACCTGATACGGTTCTATTCTCACGATTAACTTTTGTAAATGGAACTGAAAGATGGAGGTTTTCTCCATCGCTAGACCAATGCGACTTTTCGATGTTCATATGCTTAATTTTATAGTGTTATTTACTATAACGCAAATAACAGTTGATTAAACTTATTTGACTTTTGGACCATCACCCTTGGCATTTCTGCCTTCCCCATTTTTATCTGGAGCGTTTGAAGACCTCTGCTGATCCCTAGTTTTATTTCCAGTAGATTTGGCCTGCTGATCTGCCGCCTGTTGGGGTTTTAATTCAACAACTTCATCCCCACCATCTCTAGGAATCATATTTTTTCTAATTCTTACCTCATTAGGAGTAATAACCTGCATTCTTAAATAAATCTCATCAATTTGGCTTTGAGTTATTTCATCTGTAAGACTTAATTCATTAAATTTTAATTCAACAACATCTGTTTTTTCTGCAATTAAATAATTTAATTTCTTTTCTAATCTGTCTTGTGCTGGACGACAAACTTGTTCTTTAAACGTTTTATCTGCATCACGAGCAACCGCTAAATTAACTCCCTCTGGAGTTCCAATCTTATTAATGGGAACTCTATGAGCTAATAATATTTCATCTCTATTTGTTTTACGATAAATATTAAACGAAGATTCTTGCTCTCCCGCTTCAATTGGTTCCATCTTAAATTCAGTCTTTGAGTCTGGTGTATCCGCTGGAAGTGGAATATAAAGAGATCTATGATTTTTTCCTTTTAATCCAACTTGAAAAAATTCAAGCAATTTTCTTTCTGATTCTGGAGAAAGTTTTGCACCTTTAACTGTAATAATATATCTTGGGACCGCCTTGTTTTCAAAATAGTCAAGGTTATATCTACCAGCAAATTCATTTCCAGCCAAAGCTTGCTGCGCTGCAATAATATCTGGTACACCATAATAGTTATTCATTGGTGTGTACTTTTTTAAATGAATAATTTCGTTTGGTCGATCTTCTTGTCCCGCAATTGGGCTAGGTGTTTCTAGATCTCCGAAGTTTCTAAAAAATACAGCCTTGCCATAAAGTAATTGAATAAAGCCGTCACGGAATCTACGCACACGCATTGTTTTAGCTGGTATATGACCGATATACCCTATATCTCCTGCTGTTGTACGTCCTATCTCAATGTAGCCGTTTCCAGTCGCCTCAAGGTCTGTGTAGGCCTTTATAAGGGTCTCTGTAAAAGATTCCTCTTCATTGCAATCATCAAGCCATTGGTCTAAACCATTTTTAATTCTATTTATTTTTGCACGAGCTCTTTCAAGCTGTTTGTCATCTGTAATTTGATCCATGGCATCTTTTGCTTTAGCAGTTTCTGAAAATGTATATCCTAGACCAACAATATTTGAAACTTTTGCATTAATTGCTGCATAGTTATATGTTGATATCTCATATATTTTTGAAAGATATTCAAGATTGTAGGTTGGTTCAACTAAATCAAATAATGCATATCCGCTAATGGCTTGTTGCAATAAATTTTGTTGTGTTGCCACACCATCTTTACCAACAAAAGCTTTTGAAAAATCACGGTTTATTTTTCTTTTAAAATTAGTTCCTAGACCACGAAGTTTTTTAATTTCATCTAAGCCAATTTTAAATGGATCATCGTGCTCTTCAGATTTTTGAAAATGAAACCAGTCTGCGCTATTTGAGATATCTATAGTGTTTGATGAAGTTTGATCATCTTCAATATATTCAGCTCTCATTGAACTTTACCATCCCTAAGCATTCCGTCTTTATAAACACCGATGTCTAGCGGGTCTGGTGTGAGTCCCCATTTAAGTCTTTCATTTTGATGCTCGAATTCTTCGTCGTCAATTTTTCTTCGCCCAGAAAGAAACTTAGGAGATCCTTCGTAAATACCATACGACCTAACTTCTCTAGCAAGAGCATCTATTCTTGACCTATTACCCTTCATTGATGTTATAGATAAAAAGTTGCCATCATCGTCGCCTATCCAGCGTCCATCTGGCATTTCCCAGACATATATGCCTAATCTGGTTTCTTCAATAATTGATGTCTTTTTATTTAATATGTCCATAGACCATAATCATACCATTAGTTGCAACTAAAGTCCAGATTTTGTTCAGTATAGTGACAAATTTATAGACTTATGGCTTCTGGCTGAATCAAAATTAATCTAACAGCTGTAGAATCGTTACCAGATGTGCTCTCTGATATTGCTAATGAGGTATCGTCAATTGAATTTACTATCCTATTTGTGTAAAGTCTATAATGATTTAATATGTTGTATTCTCCAAGTTCCGCTGGATATACTGCGAGGTTATTATACATATGGCCCAGTCCAGACTTTGAGTCTGATTGATTTTGATTAAATTTGAGGTTAGTGGCTTGAGAAGAAAATGTTATAACTATATGATGTGGCAAATCTGGAGACATAAAATCCCATACATTTGTTGCATTTGTTTGCTTTATGCCATTTACATATATTGAGCTAATTCCTGATTTTGTTATAACGCCCGCCTGATCCCACTCATATATTTTTGATGGCGCTGATACAAGTACATTTTCTGAATAGTTTGGAGTAAATATCATTTCGACTGTTTTAATGGATGGAATATTATTTAAATAAAATCCGTGGCCATTGTACATTCGTAGCCCATTATTTTTATCATATGATAATACCCTATTATTTTTTCTTGGAAGAGAATAATCATAATCTGAAGATAAATAATAGCCTGAATTATCACTATAAAAATCTTTAGAACTAAAAAATAGAATATCTATTTTCTTTAATATTGGTAAATATTTTGTTGTATCAGGTGAAGACATTGTAACTCTTAAATAAAGCAAATCTGAAAATTCATCATCATTTTTATTAAAATATGGCAAAGGGCTTCCATTTTTGCATTGTTGCCAATTTATATTATCTATACTTACTTCAACAAAAATACCGTCTACGTCATTTTCCCAATATATTTGAGATGTTGTCAAGTCTAAATAATTTGGAACAATAAAAGAATCTGTAAAAGAAAATTCTAAAGATAATGGTTCTAAAGTTTTTTTAAAATAAAGATAAGACCCATCTTCAGACAAAGATACATTTTCTCCATATACACTTGTCCATGATTTTGAATCTGGATAAGAATATTTAAATTTTGGTTTTATTGGTTGTGCATTCATGCTAAATAAATATCCATTATCAATATTTATTATTTGTGAATAAGGTATTTCTTTTATTCCTTCATTATAATGATTGCTTATTTGAGATTGAGAGAGAGCAAATTTATAAAATGCTATACAGTCTATTATCAATCTTTCTTGTGATGGACCGCTTATAAAATTAATATATTCATTTACAAATTTGTAATTATTTGTTGGTTGCTTATCAACAATAACTCCATCCACATAAAGAGATATTGATCTATTTTCAAATAATGCAACAATATGTTTTGAGGTTGAATTAGATGTTGTATAAACTGCTTCATTATTACCAACCCTAAATACTATATTTCCATTTTCATAAAATAACCCAATATTTGAATTAATATCTGCAACTATTGGACAGCTTACGCTGTAATCTGGAAAAAATGCCCAGGCTTCTATACTAAAAGAATTATCGCTGTAGTATTTAGTTGCTATTCCTTTTGGACTAAATGCAACAGTTGTTTCTGAAAGTATTTGAGTTCCTCTTACACTACCTGGAACTAACGGCATAATCTCTTTATTAGATGTTCCTACCGCATATGCATCGTTTAAGTTGCCAGAGTAATCTATTACTGGTAACCCGCTTAATCCAGAATACTTCAGTCCGCTATCTTTTAAATCCTGATATGTTGCAAATTGAGATATTATTCCGCTATAAGATCCAACTGTTCCTGACCTTACCTCGTCTAAAAGATAAAATGAATTTGGATGATCATTTAAGACCGCATTCTTATATGACATCTTTACCTACTTTTCTTCTAAAGCTTGTACTCTCGCTGAAAGTTCTTGTACTGCTTTAATTAGTGGCGCTATAAATTCTTCATATCTTAAAGCTTGAGTTTCATCTTCTTTTTGAACCCATCCGCCAAAATCTTGAATGTTTAAATTGTCTAGAGATTCTTTAACTTCCTGAGCTATAAGACCATAATGTGTTCTATTACCTGGAACTGCAGTCTCAACTTGATTGCCATCTTCATCTACTGAATAATCTATTCCGCCAACATTAAACTTGTAGCTTACTGGATTTAACAGGTTAATAAAATTAAGACCTAGATTAGATGGAGCTATTGTATTTTTTAAATTTTCATCTGATGTAACTACTGTAGATGTATTTATGTAGATATTTCCTGTTGCAATAACAGATGCTGCTCTTATTGTTCCATTAGAAAAAATATCTTTCCAGTATCTTGCTGGTCCACCATCTGATGTATCTTTTCCTAAAGAATATAAGTTTGTAGAAAATGGATACCAGTTTGAGTTAACTCCAGTTGAAGATGTATTTGGTGACATAAGACCAATTCTTAATGATATTGGATCTATGCTTGGAGTTGCTCCATCAACTCCAGTAGGACCTTGTGGTCCCTGCGGTCCAGTTGCTCCAGTTGCTCCTCTTGGAATTGTAAAGTTTAATAAAACATTGCTTGATGTTCCAGAATTTGTTACGGATGCACTTGTTCCCGCTGCTCCCGTTGTAGTGGAGTTTACGGCTATAGTTGCTGCCGCATCTCCTTTTGCTCCTTGTGGGCCAGTTGCACCTGTTGCTCCAGTAGCACCGATTGGTAAAACTAAATTTAAAACTTGAGATGGGGAAGTTCCAGTAATTGATGCGCTTGCTGTTTGTCCAGAAGTTACTGTACCTATAGTTAAAACATTAGAAGGTCCTGGACCACCTAGCACTCCGTCTTGCCCTCTTGGAATATTAAATGTTAAATGTTGAGATGGTGCTGTTCCTGAAATTGTTACAGAGGCATTTGAACCTGCTGCTATTGTATTTGTTGCAATTACATCAAGAGAGTTTGCTGGACCAACTTCTCCTTGCGGGCCAGGGTGGGAATCAATGTAATCCGCAATATCTTTAGCAAGTAAAGATATATCTCTAGGAACATCTGGTGAATCCGTGTAGTCTGGAAATCGAAAGTTATGTTGATTTGGTGTTGTACTCATTTTTTAATTATACCACTTATCTTGTATACACTGAAAGATGCGATGTATACCTATCTCCTGATTTGATTTCATTTACTTTATGAAGGTACGGTTCGTTACTTGGGAATATAATTAAACTACCCTGATCTGGCTTTAATGACACCCCTTGGTTTGGAAACTCAATCTCTCCACCCTCATAGTCATCATTTAAATACAAGATTATAGAAAATGCAAGATTTGTATGACCATCATAGTTGTCACAATGAGGGCCCATTCCAGGACCCACACCCCATCTTCTTAATGGAATCTCATTTATTGGTAAAACATAATTTGATGAATCAATATTTCTTGAACTAAAATAATTATCAAGACACATTTGAAATGCCATTTTTAAACTATTTGATATGTATAGTATTTTTTGATCTAATCTTCCAGCATCAATTACATCTTTAATGTTGGATATTAAAACATTTTTGTTATCTCCATATGTAATAGATGCATCATTGCTAGCAGTCCAAGGAAACCATTTTGTTATTTTACCGTAACTTCTAGCATCATTATCAACTTCATTTATAAATTCAACAAGCTCTTTTGGATAGCTTACAACATTTTTAAAATGCCAAATGTTATTGTCTAAAGCATTTGGTATAAACATATGATACATCTCATTTGGATCAAATATATTTGAATTATTTTCTATCATATTTCTTCCACCTCAGATGCTGGTATAGCAGCTCCATATGGAGTAAGCCTTAAGCCTTTATTTCTGACTTCTTTCCATTCTTCTTGTTCATTTTTTTGCATGGCTCTTACTTCTGCAAGTTCTTTTGCCCAAGCATCTCTTACTTCTTGTGGGTAATCAGATTCTTCTCTGTCATCCCAAAATGAACCTAATGTATATCTTGGTTTACCTTTAACAACAGTAACTTCATGCATATTTTTGTGTCCGCCATGAAATATTAAAAATGATCCAGACTTAGGGACCACTTCCATAGGCAGTTTTCCATGTTGTGCTTCAAACTTTAATGTTCCACCTTCAAAATCATCATTTAAATATAAAAAGCCTGCGTATCTACTTCTAGTAAACGCACCCATATTTCCTTCATTGTCACTATTGTCTGAATGCTTTGGTGCAAATGCTCCTGGCAACCATCTTTGAACATGAAAACTTATTTGAGACATTTTTTCTACAGGCTGATTTGCAACTTCAGCAGCAGCCTCTTTAAAACGATTTTTTAAATCTGAAAACCAAGTGGGACTTAAATCAAATTTATTAAGTATCGGTTCCCCATCATATGGATATCTTGCAGAATAAGATTCATAAAAAGAAATACCTTTCCAGTAATCCTCGTCTGTTTCAGCAAGCTCATTAAGTAATGCAATTACTTTTGAACATTCTTTTTGTGTTATAAAATCTTCATACAGATAAATATCATCAGAAAGTTTTACCAGATTCATTACATTCCGCCAGCCTGCTGGTTATTTTTTGCATGTGCAACTTCTGCTGCAATTTCAACACCATCTATGACATACTTCATATTCTTCTTTGTGTCTTCTTCTAGTCGAACAAATTCTTTTTTCATCCAATTTACTGCACCAAATTTCTTTTGATTTTCTAGCCATTCTGGGCTTCCTTCATAAGGATACATAACAAAATTTCTTACAAAAAACTTTTGGCCATTATATATTGTTTTTACGCCATGGAAGTATGGTTCGTCTGATGGGAAAACAAGAATATCTCCAGCTTTTGGCTTGTGATTAATCAACTTACCATCAACAAAAAATTCTATATCTCCACCCTCATAATCATCATTTATATACATTGTGCATGTTAATTGAAATTTAGATCCAGGCATATCCCTCTCAGCAATAATAAAATCAGTGTGATATTGCATTGTCATTTTATTTTCAAGAATATCTATTTGATCATTATACTTAGAAAAAGAACAACCACTAAAATGCCATCCAGGTTTCAACTCCACGTCGTGTCTTTTTATATAATCAAGCAAAACTAAGTCATAAGCTTCTTGAACTTGATCTGCAAAATCTTTTTCTTCAATAAACATATCTTTGCTTTTTACATCTTCTGAAACTTCATCAATGTGTTTTTTTTGAGTGTATGTTCCAAATTTTGCCCATGGGTCCCAGGTTTTTAAAAAATATTCTCCATTTGAAGTTTCTTCAGACTTTTTCATAGTTTGATATAAAGCCTGTGGATCTTTCAAAATATTTCTGTAAACATCTACTCTTGGATATAGCTCAACATATTCTAAATTTGTCATGGTTGTTTCTCTCCTGTATGTTTCATTATCGTCCAAAAAAATGGAGACGTAAATCTATTGCCAGCGGTTACTGGTCTTACCCCGTGAGTGTAATACATATCTCCTGGGAAAAAATAAGCTGCTCCAGCCTTTGGTTTAAACTCAATTCCATGCTGTGGGAAATATAATTCTCCGCCTTCATAATCATCGTTAAAATAAAATAGTCCTGCTAAGTCATACCAAGGGAAGTCGTTTGGTCTACCCTTTTCTATTCCCGTATGAAACTCTTTATCTGCATGAGGCTCTTGTCTAGCGCCTACGGGCCACCTTACAATTGCTGGACCAGTTTCTTTTGCATCAACATTAAAAAATTTATCTACTTCAACCTTTAATCTTGCAATCATAGAATTAATTAAATCTAGTATTGTTGGATCAGATTTCATTAAAGAATGATATGTACAAACCCTATCTTTCCATATATTTGCATCATAAAGGACTAACCCATCTTCGTCAATATGGGTTTCTGTTTGATCCCAAATTTTATTGTTAATTGCAAAATCAATTAATCTAGCTCTTTCGTCTTCTGTTAAAAAATTTTCTAGCTCTACTATGTTATCTGATGAATTACCAAAAAATCCTGATGGGGTTATTGATTTTGGAGCGTATAGCCCAATATCTTTATTTGCAATTTCTTTATTGTGATCCATTTTATAATTCTACCATATCTATATTATTTCTTTTCAATTGTTTTTAACCTAATTGCTTTAACCTGATGTTTTCCTAGCATGTTCCCAAGGTGGTCTACAGCATCCCTATAAAAATTTGTCCATTTACCAGACATGTTTATCTTATAGACTTCTTCCCCATATGCCCTGGAATCAAAATTTGGCTTTGGAGTAAGGCTTGAGTCTTCAAAAACAATTTCAGAATCTTGTATATTTTCAAGATTAATTGGAAGAATTGAAAATATTGGAGTATTAGCTTTAATTGTTATTTCAACATTTGGTCTTGTTATTCTTAAAGCACATGGTAACTCTCCAGTAAAAAATGATGTGCTCATTAATGTTGTAAATGGTTGAATCCCATCTCTTAAATAATTTGGGACTGGCATTGTTAGCATGCTTATGTTTTCATCAGTCTTAAAAATAATCCCCGTATTAAAACTTACTGTAGCGTTTCCTCTGCCAGCGTGTGCGTATTTTGATCCTGATAATATTTTTACATGATCTGAAGAAGAGTCCGAAACTCCATCCCAGATAAAAGTTATATCCTCTGGAAAAGATATTCCCCATCCCAATTGATTAGTAAGGCTAACTGGAAAACATTTATAGGCATGAGATTCCCATGTTTCATCCATCCAATCTCTTTTGACTGAAAGTTGTGATATATTTGCAGAATCTTTTTGACTCTTATATGCCTTTATTTTTATCATTGCCTAATCTTTTGTCAACCAAAGCCCTGTATTCATCATTATGTGTATTGTCATTGTAATCAAGCATTGTAACAATTGAATACTTTCTTCCACTTTCAACTGGCATTGCTATGTGTGAATATATATAGCTGGAAGGAAATATATATAGGTCTCCCGCTTTTGGCTTTATCTTGATCCCTAATTTAGGAAATGAAAGTTCTCCACCGACATAGTCTTCATTTGGATAAGCTACAAGTGAAACCGTGGCGCTATAAGAAAATCCGTGATCTGCATGTTCTTGAAAATGTTGTCCTGGTCCATAAGATATAAAATTCATTACTTCCCAAAAATCCATTCTTACGCTATGTGCAGTACAATAATCTTCAACTGGCCCAGATTGGACGTGCTTAGCAACTTTCCAAATCTCATTTATTTCTTCATCATATTCATTTCTAGGATTTGGAATAGGGCCAATTTTTATATCCTGGCAGTCTCTATAACTTGGCCTTGTTTCGTCATATCCTACAGTTGCCCCTCGCCAATTATAGTGTCCGTTGCTTTTTTCAACAATTGCAAGAAGTCTTTCAATTAATTTTAGCTCTGGTTTTACAACATCCCTATAAACCCATAATCCTGGGAAAAGCTGTTCTTTATTTGACCAAGTCTGTGTCATTTTATCTCTTTCTCTTATTTATAGTTTAGCATATCATCAGGCAATATGTCAATAATTATGTGAGTTCTATCAAAATCTGTTGGGTTAGAAACAGAATGAATCATTTGATTATTTATTTCGTACCATCCGCCTTCTTTCATATGTATTGTATTATTCATTACTGTAAATGTGGTTAATGGATTTGTAATAATTGGAACATGTATTCTTCTTGAATAATGAAGTAGGGGTCCTCCATCAACATGCTTTCTTATGTGACAATTTGCTTTAAGTTTAATAAATTCAGATCTAATTACTTTGCCAGAGTAGTATTCTTCCAGCTTTGAATGAATTTTATCTAGCTGTTTTTTTGCATTTTCATTTTTTAAAGAGTTTACATAATTAGTTACTATTGGTTCTCCAACAACCCATTCGTAATCAGTTTCACAAATTCTAAACATTTCGGTGTCTCTGTGAGTATAGCCTTTTTCTTGTCTACTTTTATCTATTAGCCATTCGTTTGAAAAATTAGAAATTTCATTTTTAATATTATTTATTTCAAAATCTCCTAAATATAATATTGACCATTCAGTATTCTTTTTTAATCTTTTGTACATATTCATACACCTCCATATCTAATGAATTTATTTCTTCTATTCTATTTATTTGAGATTTGGTAAATTTAATTCCGACATCATATGATGAATTTGCTTTATCTGAATGTTTAAATGTTGAAAATTCAAATTCTTTTTTTAAACTGTTATTTAATTCTAATTTAAATAGGTCTATTTCTTCTAAAGTGTAGCATTTCATTTTATTTAGATTGTTTACTATGTCATTAAAATTTAACTTATAGTTTTCTAAATACCATTCATTATCTACTGCATGCTGAAATATAGGAACATTTTTATTAAATTTTTCTATATTCATAGAGCCAGTTAAAAACTTTGATTGTAAATTAGATTGAATTTTTGATTGATCTCCATACAACCATCTTTCAAGCTTTTCTTCAGCTTCTATTCCAGCTCTTTTAGGCCCCGTTGTATACTTAAAATAACTAATAAATCTTTCTACTGGATTTCTTACTATTGTAAAAATTTCTGGATTATCCATATATTGCAAAGGCATTAATCCAAAATGGCCTCCAACAAACCTGCTTGATTTTATTTTTTCTATATCTATTTCTGTTCTATTTGATATAAAATGCTCTACCCCATTTGATATCAAATGGGGTATAACATTATTTTTTATATATATACCTGAAGTTCTTGGTATATGTAGATGATATATTGACACTAGAAACCTTTACGGTTGTGTAGTACTAGGTCTCCTGCAATTAGTATATCATTTGGTGCAGCATCAAATTCATAAACAGTTCTTTCTTCATCTATAACTGTTATTGACTCAACAAGAATTTCATTAAATGTATTATCTGAATTAATTACAAATATAGAATCTCCATTTTCAAGAATACCTGTTGTACTGAAGAAATATTTTCCTTGCTTCTTTGCAAGAATTGTTTGTTCTAATGAGAATCTTTTTTCTGAATCATTATTGATTATTAAGGTAGCATCTTTTATAGATGGTTTAATATTCTTTATTTTTGTTTTAACAAGTTCAACATTTTCAATAGAATCTGCTGACCATGTGTATGGGTCTACGGTAAATTCATCTGTCTGACCGTCCCATTTTACTGACCATACTTCATCATCAAGTAAAATATCTTTTGCTTTCTTGAATTCAACTGAATCATTTGGTCCAACTACTCTTACTAGAGTGTCCTCATCAATACATCCCCAGAACCCTGGTGGGGCAAAGAATGAAGGTGGGGCAAAGAACCCTGGTGGGGCAAAGAACCCTGGTGGGGCAAAGAACCCTGGTGGGGCAAAGAATGAAGGTGGGGCAAAGAACCCTGGTGGGGCAAAGAACCCTGGTGGGGCAAAGAATGAAGGTGGGGCAAAGAACCCTGGTGGGGCGAAGAATGAAGGTGGAAAGAACGGCGCAAGTGTTGTAACCTGATTAGAACCAGCGGACTCAGCGGAAACTCCATTTGCATTTGTAGCCTTCACATAATATGTTTGCGATGTATTAGCAGTTTCAGCAACAGTATATGATGTTGATCCTGTTGAATATGTTGGGCCATCGCTTGATCTTAATGTGTAATCTGTTATTCCCTTTCCGCCATCTGCAGGGGCAGACCAAGAAACGTAGTCCTGATTTACCTGTGCTGTTGCAGATGGGGCGGAAGGGGTTGCTGGAACTGTAGTTGCTGTTATAGCAGTAGATGCTGAAGAATCAGGTGATGTTCCATAATTATTTGTTGCTTTTACTGTAAATGTATAAGAAGTGGCAGAAGCCAATCCTTCTACTACTATAGGGGATGAGCTTCCTGTTGCTGTTTGACCACCAGAAGAGGTGACTGTAAATGATGTTGCTGGATAAGTTCCGTCTGGAGTAAACGATACAGTAGCTGCACCATTATTGTATGCACGATTTGTTCCTATATCTGTTGCAGATACATTTGTTGGAGCAAATGGAGCTAGGAAGTTATCCTGTCCTGATGATTTAATACCAAATTTCTTGTTAGCCATTTTTTTCCCCTATTTCTTTTATTTTATTAAGCTGTTAGGTCTCCAAGAAGTACCCATGTATTTGCTGCTCTTTTTACAAGAGTTGCAGATGACCATTGTGCACGAAGCTTGTTTCCTGGTGTGTAATTTAATGTTACTCCAGCTGCAGGTGAAACAGTTACTGCTCCAGCTCCTACTCTTAGAATATCCAAAGATGTTCCGACTGGGTAATTTGTTGATGAATCTGCTGGAACTGTTAATGTTGTAGATCCTGATGCATTTATTTCAATTAATGAATCACGTTCTGAAAGATTTGAAAGTGTGTAATCTGCTGTTTTTGAAATAATTGTTGTAAGTGATGGAACACCTTGCTTTGTTTGAGATCCATCTGTAAATATTATTCCTGAAGCATCTACTGTAACTCCACCAGTAAACGATGGTGTTGCAAGATTTGCTTTTAATCCAAGACTTGTTGAAAGTCCTGAGATCTTTGACTGTGCAATTGCTGCAGAAGCATTTATATCTGCATCAACAATTGTTCCGTCAAGTATCATATCTGATGTAATTGCACCTGTTGCAATAGATAATGTTCCGCCAGTCTTTGTTAAACCTGAACCAGCAAGTATTGCCTGTGCTGCGTTAAATTGTACATAGTTAATGTTATCTGTACCAATTGTAAGTGTTCCAGATCCTGAAAGGATATATCCTGTATTTGCAGAAAGTGTTCCTGCTGTTACGAAACAGAAATCTCCTCCTGACATTTCACCATTTGGATTATTATCATCGTCAGTTGCACGAGTCATTACCCACTTAGAAGATGCTCCTCCAAGAGAAGTTACTACATAAATACCATTTTGCTTTGCATCTGTTTGTGATTTAACAAGAACTCTATCACCAACAGACATTGTCTGTCCATCAACAGTACCCATTGCTCCGTTTGCATCTGCTGTAAGAGTTGCTCCGTATCCATTGGTTCCATTAGCATAAGTTGTTGAAATATTTGTACTTGTTGCTGCCTTTACTGGTGCATGGAAATTAATTCCAGAAGCAAAACCGTCGACATAAAGTTTGGTTGCTGCATGAAGATCTGATGTTGGTGCACCTGAAAGTGTAAGTGCTCCTGTCATTGTTCCACCAGCAAGTGCTAATTTTGCATCAAGTGCTGTTTGGGTTGCTGTTGAAACTGGTTTATTTGCATCTGATGTATTATCTACATTTGCAAGTCCAACCATTGACTTTGTAATACCAGAAACAGTTCCAGTAAATGTTGGTGAAGAAAGCGAAGCTTTAAGATTTAAAGCTGTTTGTGTTGCTGAAGATATTGGCTTATTAGCATCAGATGTATTATCAACATTTGCAAGACCAACTGATGATTTTGTTAATCCAGCTACCGCAGTTGAAACTGCTGAATCAGCATAAGTTTTTGTAGCAAGTGCAGTTGTATCTGCAATGCCATGAATATTTGTTGTATCTGCTTCATGTGCTGCAAGTGATGCAGTAGACGCTTTTGTATTAATTTGTGTTTGAAGACTACTTGTTGTTGTATTGATTGATGTAACAGATGATTCAAGTGAAGATATTGTATTTTCAGCTGAATTTAGGTCAGATTGAAGTGTATATACTGAATTTTCTATTGTACCTATGGTTGCATCATAACTTGTTTTTGCTGCCGCAAGACCATTTGAAACTGTATTAATTTGAGTTTGAATAGATGAGGTTACTCCTGATAATCTACCTATTTCATCTTTTGTAACAGAGCCAATTGCTGTAGTTTCTGGTAAAACTACTGAGCCTGTAAATGTTGGTGCTGCTGATGGTGCTTTTGAAGCCAATGTCGATGTTAGGTTTGCAATTTTAGATATTGATATATCTGCACTATTGCTAATATCTGCATTAACAATTGTTCCATTTGCAATCATTCCTGAAGTAACTGTACCTTCTGGAAGAGTAACTGTTCCATTAAATGTTGGAGAAAGTATTGGAGCATATGTTGAATTAGCATATGCTGTATTTACTTTTGCATCAAGCTGATCTTGTACTGATGAAGTTACGCCATGCAAACGTTGAATTTCAGCATTTGTTGTATCTCCAATTCTTGCTGCATCTGCAAATAAGCCACCTACTTCAAGAGCATCTTTAGATGCACCTGTAAAGTTTATTGTTGTTGTTGGTTCATCAACAACGCCTGAGAATAATCTCCATTTACCTTCTGAAGCATCACGAACAAGTCCTGAATGCTGATATGTTCCATTGTTAAATGATGTAACAAATCCCAAGTCTAAAGAATTTGATTGATTATTTTCACCAAAATAAACTAGCGGATCTGATACAGAAAAACTTTCTGTATTTACAGTTGTTGTTGTACCATTTACTGATAAATTACCTGAAATTGTGATGTTGCCAGTTGTTATTTCTTCGGCTTCTACTGTACCAACCTGAATAAGAGGTCCGCTAAATTTTGTTTGAGCCTGTATAGTGTTTGGAAGAGAAATAGTAATTCCATTATTGCTTGATGAATCTGTTTTAACAAGTCCATTATCAACATCTATAGATGCGTATAAAGTTTTTGTTGATGTTGCGTTATCCCATGTAGATCTTATGCCTCTACCAGGAACAAGTTTTGAATCTATTAAAGATATAACTGTATTATCTATATTTAATTGGCCAGATGGAACTTTGCCAGAGTTATCTAATGAAGCAACTCCTCCAGCAATTCCTCTATCTGACATTGGAATATAATCTGAGTCTACTGTGTTTGCAAGACCTGAGACTGCTGAATCTACATATGATTTAAGTGCTACTACGTTTGAATCAACGTTAATTGTTATTGTGTTAGCACCATCATTGTAAGTTTTTGAAAGTCCTGCACCCATTGTAAGGGCTGTGTTAATAGCATCTTGGGAAATTTCACCAATTGCTACATCTGAATTATTTGCATACGCAAGGGCGGTCCAGGTAGATGATCCGTTACCGAATTTAAATAGGTTTGTGTCTGACTCGACACCCATTTCTCCTGCTGCCAAAATTGGATTTACTGAGGTCCACTGTGAAGCTGTTCCTCTTCTTACTTGGATTCTTACTGTTGACATATTTGCCACCCCTAATTTAGACTTATTTGGTAATTATAGCATCACAATAATTCAAAAACAATTATCCAATTGTTCCTGAATCAAATGTTATAGTATAAACCTCTGTTGAAAAATTTCCGCCATCGGCGAATTTTGTTGCTGTTGTATTTACTCCATTTGCATAAACTGTATATATTGGCTGGCCATCATAATCGATAGCAAGTCCAATATCCATAAATGTTAATGCACCTGTGTCTTCTGCTGCGTCTGATAAGAAAGCAATATCTTTCCAGACCCCATCAATCTGGATCTGCAATCTCCCAGTTGAGGAATTATAAGCTATAGGGGTTGAATTTAATACAAGGTTGTCTACATTTACAGCTGCATTAAAAGTTGCAGCTCCTGCTACATTAAGACCATTCTTAACCTTAAAATTTTTATCTACTGTTGCCATTTAAGTTCACTATCCCCTAATTGTTTTGGTGGGGTTTTGATGGGACCCCATACCCTTTATTTAATTATTTAATTAATGTTGCATATACCATAACATCTGTTGATGCATATGTTGTGGTTACCGCTATAGAAACATTACCTGATGCATAGGCAGCTGTTACTGTTCCAAGCTCTGCATCTGTTAAAATTGTTGCAAACTCTGTTATTGCTACGTTATTACTTGTATCAAGTGTTAATAGAACTTCAGAAACTTGAGTATTAACTCCATTTTTTAATTTAACAAGTGCTTTTGCTGTACGGTAATCAGAACCTGACCATGTCAAAGCATTTACAGTTCCAGCTGAGGAAACTGATGTGGTTGCTGCACGTACTGCTGCTACATCATTTACATTAACTACTGTAAATGGTGTTGTTCCATTTAATTGAGCAGTATTTGCTGCTGCCTGTGTAGAATTTGCTGAAGCAATAGCTTCTGATTTAGCTGTAGCAATTGCTGAGTTGCGGTCTGAAACCTCTCCTGATATTGCTGTTGAAATTGCTGAGTTGCGAGCAGTAGCTTCTGCTGCTACCTTAGTAGTTGCATCTGTAGCTGCTGCAGAAATTGCTGCTGCTTGAGCTGCATTAGCCTTAGATGTGGCATCTGTTGCTGCTGCAGACTGTGCTGCGTTAGCCTTGGATGTAGCATCTGCTGCTGCTGTAGAAACTGCTGCTGCAATATCTGTTGCAACTTGTGTTGAATTAGCTTTTGTTCCTAAAGCTGTTGTAATAGTTGTTGTGTAATTAGCATCATCATTAATTGCTGCTGCTAATTCATTTAATGTATTAAGAAGTGCTGGTGCGCCATCTACAACTGAATCAATTGCTGTTGCAATTGCTGAGTTACGGTTTGTAACTTCTGTTGCAATTGCAGTAGAAAGAGCTGATGCTGCTGTTGCTTCTGCTGCTGCTTGAGCTGCATTAGCCTTAGTAGTTGCATCTGTAGCTGCTGCAGAAATTGCTGCAGACTGTGCAGCATTAGCCTTTGATGTAGCATCTGCTGCTGCTGCAGACTGTGCTGCGTTAGCCTTGGATGTAGCATCTGCTGCTGCATCTGAAATTGCTTCTGATTTAGCAGTTGCAATTGCTGAATTTCTATTTGTAACTTCTGTAGCAATTGCTGCAGATATTGCTGAATTACGTGCTGTTGCTTCTGCTGCTACCTTAGTAGTTGCATCTGTGGCTGCATTTGCTTGTGCAGTTGATGCTGCTCCTGCTGCATCATATGCGGCTGCTGTTGCAGCTAATGCACGAGCATTTGTAAAATAAAGATTTGATCCTTCTGCAAGATCTCCTGTATTGTGATTTGAAAGACTTGATACTGTACCTGTTACATTACCTGTTAAATTACCAGAAAATGTAGCTGATATCGTTCCAGCTGCAAAATTACCTGAACCGTCACGTTTTACAACAGTATTAGGGGTATTTGCGCTATCAGCTGATCCGCCAACTGTATTGATGATAAAAGCTGTTGAAGCTTCTGTTAATACATTATAGCCATTTACCGTTGCGACGGAACCGTCTACGATAAGGCCATTTTTTACTCTAAAGTTTTTATTTACTATTGCCATAATTTATGACTCCCTTGTACTGCTTTTTTTTACTTTAATGCGGTTCTAAAATATCTAACTTTTACTTCGCCCGATATTGGAGTAACTGTTAGATTAATTATACCAGCAGAAGATTCAAATGCAGTTACTGCAATTGGAGAATCTGCGTTTGTTACTATGTTTGATTCAGAAACATACATGTCTGATGAACCTTGCATAACTGTAATGTTTGAAAAATAATGCTCTCCTGTTGAAGGCTTGCTTATTTGCACAGCATAACTTGCTGTTCTATACTCTGAAGCAGAGTATGAATCAATAGTTGTTTTATTCTGTATACCATTAATTGTTATGTCGTTGTTTCCGTCAATACCAAGAAGTGTCTCAATTCCAGTCGATTGATTTGAAAGTGATTGAACTGTTGTTGATAGTGTATTTACTTTGTATGTCAGAGAATCTGAGTCTAATGAATTTGTTACACCAATCACATTTTGTATTGCTTCTATAGCGTCATTAGTATTTGCATGCTGCTCTGAATGTGAAGGAGCAGATAAAGCATCTGTTGAATTGGGGTTAACTAAAACATCTTTTTCGTCTGGAAAATTTGTAGCCATTATTCCTCCTGGCGGTACTGCATAAATTAATTATACATTACTATTTTTTATAATCTAAACTATTTCTTATGTGTGTATATAAATATTCTGGGCCTTCTGTAAAATACCAATGTTCTGGCTCACAATAAAAAAAGAAAGCATTGCAAACAAGGTTGTTTTCTGGATCTGGAAATTCTTCTCTCCAATGCTCTAAATCATTTCCGTATGTCATTAATGCATCATTTTCTTCTAATAGATATGGCTTTCCTTCTACCCAAATTTTCCAAGGAGTTTTTTGAAATACACAAAAATTTATATGATAAGTACAAGCATTGTCATCTTTATGTTTCCACAGTTTTGCTTCTTTTCCTTCATAAATCGACATAAGGCACCAAGTAGGCTTTATGCTTTCTAATTCAAAATGGTCTCTTGCAAATTCTGTAAGCATTTCATGAAATTCTTTTAATTCTGGTGTGTTTGCCCATTGATGCCTTCCAAATGATTCATCATAATTTGGTTGTGTTGACCACATTTTCATAGCATATTGCTGTAATCTTTTTAAATCATTTGGTGGCAATATTGTTTTGATTATTTCCGATTCTTTTATACTCATTACCATTTTCCAATGGGGCAAGTTGCTTTTTCAAGTTTTGTTTTTACTTTCATAATACAACCACATTTTTTACATTGTGTAGTTAATTTAATTAATTCTGGACATAATTTACAAATTACAAATCTTTCTTTAGATTTTTCGTCATCTATCCATTCTGTATTTGGATTTATAACGTCCCACGGTCTTGTCTGTCCTAAACTTTGTTTATATTTTTCCCAAGGACTGAGTTCTTCACTCATCTATCCATTCCAATCTATAGTCGTTTAGTATACATTCTGCAACAATATCACTTATGCCAATTATATATTTTTTGTCTTCTATTGTATATTTTAAAATATGTCTTCCGTCTGTTTTTAAATTTGGTGTAATTTCATATTTAATATTTTCTTTATTTTTAAAAAAATTTACTAAATCATTATGTTCAGATATTGTTAATAAAATAATGTTATTTTTATAAATATTTATAGTCATAATACTAATTGTATCATATTAGCACCAGCCACTTGTTTGATCTGGGCATAATCCATATGTTGTATTACATACTAAATCATATCCTGACCCATTCCATGAATCCCAACAACAAGTTACAGATTCATTACAATTTGCTGGTGCAGGGGTTGGTGTTGGTGTTGGTGTTGGTGTAGGAGTTGGTGCGGGAGCACATCCAGGGCAATTTGATAAATTATAATCTGGACATCCTATTGCTGTTCTACAAACAGTGTATGTTCCACAACCATCTGAACAATTATAGGTTTGTGTTGCTGGTAGTCCCGAATAGCCAACACAAGCTGTACAATCTAATGTAGGTGTAGGGGTTGGTGTAGGGGTTGGTGTAGGGGTTGGTGTAGGGGTTGGTGTAGGGGCAGCCACACAAGCTCCATTTGTTGCAGCAGATAATGCATCAGAATATGTAGCTCTATAAACTGTTCTTGTTGATGTTCTTCCACCAACATTTGTTGTATCTGATGGAATGCTTACTCCAGAAAATGGTCCAGTTACACTTGGGCTTTGAACATAATATCCATTTTGGAAATCGCAAATAGATGTACCGATGTAGTATGTAACTTCTACTACTGGAACGCATCCTGCTACTTGATCAATATTTGGACAAGTTCCTGGGGTAATACAAGTTCTGTAATACCTAGATCCAGATGGACAATTTGCATCATTTTTTGTAAGAGTATAACTTCCATCTGTTGGATAATAAGAATTACAAGTACTGCAATTTACTGATTGATATCCGCAATCTGTAGAATTCCATGTCCAAGCATAAGTTCCAGCATATTGTTTTGTGCCATATGTTGTTGCAGAACATCCATATCTATATGTTCCACTTGCAATGCCATTTATAAGTTGAGGCTCTCTATAATCAAATATAGTTCTTGTCCAAGGCATTTTTGTTGTTCCAGAGCAATCGTATCCGAAATCAGTTCCATTTGAATAAGCTTCACATGATCCATATGTTACGTTATTTGGCTGTGTAGGCCTTACGTAATTAGAGCTTGCAGCATATGTACTTTCTCCATATTGATTTCTTGCCCAAATTTGAACAAAATATTCACTACTTGTATTTGCCCCATAAGAATATGTTGAGCTATTAGAACCAGTTGTGGTAATTGCTCCAGTGTCTATGTTTGACCTATACCATTGATACCTATATGATGTTGGATTACCAGTCCATGAGCCATTGCTTGTTACAACAATATTTCCATTAGATTCAGCAATTGTTGGAGAAGATATATTTACAGGAGGAGATGGATTTGCACAAGTTAATGAATTACTTTGTGATTGAGAAGTTCCTGCTACATTTGTTGCATAGGAAACAACATATATAGATTGTCCATCATATGAACTATCCAAAGTAATGGATCCGCCATATTGACCTAATGCTTGTCCATTTGCAAACCAACTGTATGAAGTTGAATCTGGGTTATTTGCCCAATCTGCACCTGTTGTTAAATAAAAATATCTTCCTGTAGCTGATATAACTGGAGGCTGAATAATTGAAGGAAGAGGTGGCATAGGTAAAGATGTAGTAGTTTCATTTGATTGCCATGAAGTTTCTGTAAAGCCAGTTGCGGTTCCATTAACTATAATTTTAAATGTATATGCATGTCCGCCTGATAAAGTATCTGTTGTAAAGCTTGTATAAGATCCATTGTAAGTTTCAAAAAAATAATTTAACTGACCATTATTTACTGGAGATCCATCTATTGCAATTGTACGAATTTCATAAGATGTTTGCGTAAGATGTTCATTTGTCCAATTTATAGTTATTGCATTTGCATTTTGAGCAAATGATGTTGCTGTTACTTTAGGCTTAATTGGTTTAAGATCATAAATTACAGCATTCATTCCCTGACCCTGAACGTTTGAGTTTGAATAAGTTTTCCATGGGCTAGTTGTATTTATTGCAGCAAGAAAAATTCCAAGTGTTCCAGAAGCTAGCCCTGTATTTATTGTATAAGATGTTACATCCCCTAAATCAATTTGTGTAAATGCAACTTCTGGACCTTGATACTGAAGATAATATCCGTTTGCACCTTTTGATTTATTCCATGAAAGCTTTACAACACCATTTGATTCGACCATTGCAGAAAGAGATGTCATTGTTTCTGGAGCAATAACTGTTTGATACATTGATCCATAAGATGGTAAACTTTCTCCTGAATCATTTACAGCTATAACAGAACATCTTATTAATCTTCCAACCATAAACATACATACTTGGTCTGAAATAATTGAATATGAGTTAGATGTTGCTCCTGCTATGTCCTCCCATATTAATGATCCAGAAATTGCATAGTAGCCGCTTTGCCATTGATATTTGTATGATGTTGGAGAATTTGTCCATGTGCCATTTGAAATAGATACATTTTGATTAACAATATTAGCTATTCCTGTTGACCATGAAAGCTCTGGAAGTACTGTATTTACTGGTATTGGTGCAACTATTTCTTTCCATTCTGTACCATTGTGAATAAATGCTTTTTTATACGGTTGCCAAGAGGTACCGTCGTTAACTTTTATATTTTTGAATTGATTCCAAGAGGAGCCGTCAAAAATTTTAAATGGCATTTATTCCTCCTAATACTGTATATAAATATCGCCAGCTACGCCAACAACTGGTGGTGTTTGAGTTGTACCATATGTAATTTTAGATTGATAAGCATTAACTGCATCTGCTTTTGTCAAATAGTCTGAAGATGCTTCTGTTTTAGAAAGATAGCTGGAAAGGTTTATTGTTGACCAAGATGCTGTGGAACCATCTGTTGTTAAATATTTTCCATAATTTCCAGATTGGCTTGGGAGGGAATCTCCTAATGTAAGTCCAGTCACAGTTACTGATGAAAAATCAACAATTCCAATAAATGATGGATTTTCAATTGTTGCATATTTTAAGTCTGCTTGTGCTGATGTTAATTTACCGTTTAATGCAGCTTGTGTAGCAGAAGATATTGGTTTATTTATATCTGTTGTATTGTCAACATTTCCAAGCCCAACCATAGATTTTGTTATACCAGAGACTGTTCCAGTAAATGTTGGTGATGCTATTGGAGCTTTAGAAGATATTTGAGTTTGTATTGAACTGGTTACTCCACTTAAATATCCAATCTCTGTATTAGTAACTGATCCAACTTCAAGTCCGCCTACTTTTAATGTATCATATATTACTGATGTAAAATCTATTTTGCTTGATGTTGGTTCTGTAGCTCCAGATATAAGCTTCCATTTTTTATCTGATGAATCACGAACAAGTCCTGTATGTGGATGATTTCCTCCATTATTTCCAGAGGCTCCGTATGCTCCATAAATACCGATATCTAGAATATCTGTGTTATATTGATTTTTAGATAAATAAATTAAGGAATCGTTTATTGCTAAATTTTGAGAATTAACTGTTGTTGTTGTTCCTGTTACATTTAAATCTCCTGTAACAGTTAAGTTTGATGCATTTACAGTTCCTGTAAATGTGGGAGAAGATACTCTAGCAATTGTTGATGGAATTACTGAATCTAATATTTTAGTTGTATTATCAAGACCTGCAAATCCACCCTGTTGGTTTCTATCTGCTTCTAAAACATAATCTGAAACTGTATTAGATAAAGTTTGTGATGTTACGTATGTATTAGCGGCCTCAGTTTTAGATAAATAATCATTTGAAATAGTTAAAGATAAATCATCTGTTGCTGTATTAATTGCTATTAAAATATCATTAAATTTATTATTTGTTGCAGAAATTGCTCTTGCGTTTGTAAAATAAAGGTTTGAGCCTTCTGCTAAATTAGATGTTGTAAATGAAGCAAGATCTGTTATGCCAGCGTTGTACTGAATTGCATCAATTGCATCAGCAATATCGGATGCCACTGCTGCTTTTGCTCTGGCATCTGTAAAATATTTATTTGTTCCCTCAGCAACATTACTTGTTGTAAGAGTATTTATTGCTCCTGAAACTGCTGTTGAAATTGCTGCGTTTCTATTTGAAGCTTCTGTTGAAATTGCTGAATTTAAATTAGATGCAACTGCTGATAACGCAGAATTAACTTTTGTAGTAGCATCAATTGCAGATGCTGCAATTGCTTCATTTTTTGCAGCATTTGCTTTTACTGTAGCGTCTGAAGCTGCTGTAGATTGTGCCAAATTAGCTTTTACTGTAGCGTCTGTTGATGCAGTAGCAATAGCTTCAGTTTTTGCAGTTAAAATAGCAGTATTTCTATTTGTAACTTCTGCTGCAACTGCATTTGTAATTGCAGAAGCATTTGCAGATATTGCTCTAGAATTTGTAAAATATAAATTTGATCCTTCTTCAATATCTGAAGTTGTAAGAGAATCAATTAATTCTGATATATTAATATTGTTAGGAATTTGAGATGCTGGAATTTTTCCTGTTGAGTCTAGTGTTGCAACTCCATTGGCTTGTCCAATTTTAAACGCATAGTTTGAAATAGAATTCCATTTTAAACCATTACCTATTTTTATTTTTAAGGTGTCTGTTTCAATACCTAATTCTCCTGGTAAAAGTATAGGATTATTTAGAGACCAGTTCTGGGCTGTATCTCTTCTTAATTGAATTCTAGTTGTCATTATTCGTATGATCCTCCGCCATCTAGGATACTTCCTCCTATAATGTCTTCGGATCCTCCTCCGTCTATTAGATTATCATTTTCTAAAACTTCTTGCTCTGTTCCACCATCAAATAATGTTAAATTTTTCCATGATGGATCAACATTTGTTTCCAATGGCCCTCCTCCATCCATTCCGATGACTTCTGGAAGAATTACTGCTGCAGACTCTATCTCATTATACTCTAAAAATGTTACTGGATTCTGCATATCAATTGTTGCTACTTCGCCATCATAAGCATGAGTGTGTCTATAAAATGGTGTAGGATCTGTGCTTGGGGGTGTAAGCTCAATCCATTCAAATCCATTAAATATTCTTAAATTTTTAGAAGTTACGTTAAAATAAA